TGATGTTAGTGCAGGTGCTACCTTTTCAAATAAAACAATTCTTAATCCATCAAGTGCTGACTGAAACCTTAGTATAGAACCTTGTAATGATGCTTGAATAATATCAGCCATATCTTGAGCAGCACCTTTTGAATTTCTAAATGCTTCTGTTTGACTTTCTATCTTGTCAATATGCTCAATCATTGTAGATATTGCAGCTACCTGTCTTACATCTACAACCTCAAGCATTTTCTCTACATTAATTCCTTCATCTCTCATTCGTCTAAACTCACGAACCATATCTTCCCCTGAGTTTACGGTAAAGCCAATAGACTTAGCTAAGTCGGATGATGGGTCACCAAGTTTAAGGAATATGTTACGAAGCGAAGTACCTGCAATAGATGCTTCAATACCTGCATCTGTAAGCACACCCATAACAGCAGTAGTTTCCTCTAAGTCCATCCCTAGCAGTTTCGCAACGGGAGAAACTTTTGTCATTGATGTTTGGAACTTTTCAAGAGTAAGTGCTGAACTTGTAAATGAAGCTGCCATAACATCAGCTACTCTAGCACCCTCACTAGCATCTAAACCAAAACCTCTAACGGTAGAACCAATTACTGTTGCTGTCCTTGCCAAGTCCTCGCCTGTTGCTGTGGCAGCAGTCAAAGCTGCTTCTTGAACTTTTAATACTTCTGCTGAGGTAAATCCAAGTTTAGAAAAGTTAAGTTGTAAGGCTGCTACCTGTTGTGCAGTAAAGAATGTAGAACGACCAAGTGCTTGTGCTGTTTTGTCAAGTTTTCTAAATTCTTTTTCATTAGCACCTGTAATAGCTTTTACCTTAGCCATTTCAAACTCATAGCCTTTAAAAACCTCTACACCTTGCTTAATCTGCTGTGTTACTATCTTAGATACTTTATTAAAAGCCACTAAAGCAGCAGTAGCAGCAGCAGCACCTTTTGCAAATTTTGAAATGCCATTACCTGCACCTCCTGCGCCTTTGCCTGTATCATCTAATGGTTTTTTAGCATCATTTGCTGCATCTTTTAACTCCTCATAGTTACCTGCTAACTTTCCTATCTCAACATTTAAAGCCTTAATATCTTTAAGACCTAGTATTTTAATCTGATGTACTGTTTGTTGCTTCTTCGCCATTATACTTGTTTTGGTAATTGTTTAAATATGTTATTTATATCTGTTGATATTGATTTATCAATGTCGTTAAGAAAGTGTCTTTCATTACTCCCTACTACTCTATTTATAAATCCTGTTCTATATGTATTATTAGAATACTCCTTGCTATTTCTTGTAGGAGTACCTTCTCTTGCTATTGCTGCTGCAATTAAATATGCTATTCGTAATCTTTCTTGTGTTCCGCTTGGAAACTTCTTACTCTTTCCATTCTTGTCCTTATCATCCATCCAATTCATTATCTCAGAAACATCCCAATCAAAAGGCTTCTGACCTTCATTGACCTCTCTTACATAGTCTGCTTTAGATTGAATTATTAGTTCAACATAGTCATTACCCTCATCCAATGAATAGTGCATAGTATCGTGCATATGTCCTGATGCAATATGGTTCTGATTAACAAGTTCTTGTTGTATTCTTTCTACAAACTTCTTTCCAATCTCATTGATTGCTCTATCAAATGTCTTTAGTATATTCTTCATTTTAATGCTTTAGCTTGTTTTACTGATTTAAGTATAGCGTTTTCAACAGTTTCAAGACTATTGTTTAAATAGCCATCGTATGCTGAGAAATGATACAATCCACCATTAAAAGACAAATCAATATTACCCGTTCTTCCAAATTGGTCAAACGTAAAATCTGTTGTTGGGCAGGTTTCTGAGCCTATTCTAACACCATTTTCTCTTATTTCTAAATTATCAGAGTTTCTTCTAACGGTTATTAAAACAGGATTAGTTGTAGGTTTATAGTAATATGTAGATGAATCAAATTCAACTGTGTTAGATGAATCAAACTTCATTATATAGCTCTTGTTACTTGCATCTCCTGCTGAGAAAAACATATTATTATCATCACTCTTTCCTAAAAACCTCATATACTTATTTACAGGAAAACCTATTAATTTTACATAAAAGAATATTGTGAAGTCACCCGATAGTGTTAATGCTGAGTTTAACGACATAAAGCTGCTGTTGTATATGCTAAAGTGTATTGGAGAAAATCCATTTACGCCTTTTCCAAACTCACCTAATATTGGTTGATTAGCTGTGGTTGATTGAGATAGCTGTGCAGAGCTATAAGAGCTTTTCCAAGCAGCAACATTAGAGTTGTCTGACTTAATATTGCTGTGAAAATCAAATACACACAAAGGGCTAATACTAACCTCTGCTGAGTTTTCTACTTCTTTAAATCGTCTTGATAAAGATATGCTTTTTGTTAAGGCAGTTTGCTGTGAAAGTCTTTTTTCGTTAGTTACATAAAGGTCTGTATATGTTATATAATCTCTTTCTGATGCTTTGTAAATAACAGGTGTTAATACACCATCTATGGTGCAATAAACCCTATTATGTAGCTCCTTATCCTTATCTATGTTAAACTTTTTTCCTATCATTAGAATTTATCGTTTACTGTTTCCCAATTAAATTTATCTCCTGATAATAATCCGTCTTTTCCTAAGTCAAAATACTCAACTAATTCTACCTTTGTAGATTCCTTTAGATGAGGTTTGTAATCAACAATTTTGTTTAATCTATAATATAATCCATCTAAAAATACTAGATTCCTGTAATCTAAAGTAGCTACATCTTTTTGACTTAAATTCAAATAGATATGTCTTATTCTAGGTTTCTGTTTTAGTTGATTAACCATCTTGTTGTAAAAAGTGTGATACAACCCTCTAAAATCAATTTTACTATCGTGACCATCATTTATGTTTGCTTGAGTTAAGTAAACATCATTAAAAGATAAATTAGGGTCTAAAAAAACTTCAGTTCCATTATATGTTCCTGCACTTAGCTTAACCCTGCTATTATATATCGTATCTATTTCTGATGAAGATAAAGATGACCAATCCGTTCCATCAGGTACAGATGACTTAGGTATAGTGCAGAAATTGTAATGTATAAAACAAGCTCTACAAAACTTATCGTTGAAAGCATTTGAAGTTTCAATTTCACCATTTGTATGGTAAGAATATCCTGATGTTAAATTATTAGTAAGACCTGTTGACATATACTGAGTGTTACCACCATCTACGGGAATTGTTATTAAAACTCTTGCACCAATACCAAAATCTTTCTCACCTCTATCTACAAATCTAGGGAACTCAAGGTTTGAAAATTCTGAAAAGTACATAGGTATAACAGGACTTCTATTTATGTTATGAGCAGAACCCGCATCCCTATCTATATAGTCAGGTTCTTGGTAGTTAAATGTAGCTGCAAAATATTTATTCTCAACCACATAGCTTCCATCTGTAAATATATTACCATCATCAACCTCTCTATATGCACCCCAATCTGTATTGCTTTTTTTGTTATATCTTTCTAACATAGCATCGTTTGAAGCATCTTTGTATTTGAATATCAACTCTGATTTTATATCATATATGAACTCATCTTGTATTTGTTTTGAGTAATCTATTTTATCAGTCCAATTTAACGCATCTGAAGTTCCTTTGTAAAAGTAGTCAAATGGCTCTATCTTAATAATCTTACTACCTGCATCTGTTTGGAATTGTAGGTTAAACATTTGAGCAACACCCGAAACAAAATCAGACTGCTTTCCATCAGGAACAAAGTAGTGTACGTCATTTAGGTCATCACCAACAGATATTTCTGTTGAACCTGCTATTTCAAAAGTTCCACTTTTATATCCAAAAGTTACTGTTCTACCCGAACTAAGATTACCTTTTCTTTGTACTTCAATACAAAACAAATACTTAGATGTTCCGCTAGTAGCATCAACGTATGTGTCGTTCCAATTTATATCAACATCGTAGTTGTTTGAGAAATCCCTAGAATATTTTTGCTCCCATATTTTAGAGTAATAATTGTTTAAACTATCACCTGATGCAGCTTCAGCAGCGTAAATATCTTCACTATCATCATCTTGACATCTCCAAACCTGACCCCATACATCAAACTCACCACCATCATCACCACTATCTGCAAAAAACCTAGCTGTTATATCCCATCTTATTGTATGATTACCTCCTAAGTTCTTTACAAGCAATGTGTTTAGTCCACTTGTTCCTTGCTGAACATTACCATCAGAAGCGGCAGGTGTGTTGGTTTCTGCATCATCCAATACAGAGTTTCCTGAAAATGCAAACTTAGCTAGTTGATTTGTGTAAGTACCTGAACCTATTTTACCTGTTCGTCTTATAATATCAATATTTCCTATTGAATAAGGGTTTAGCGTTGCAGATGTTCCACTTGCAAAAAGAGAAGCTAACTGAGTATATCCATCAGACTTTTCTATTTTTCCGTATTTAAAGTTTGATTGCTCACCCTTTATTTCAAAATCACAAGGAACAATTAAGGATTTAAAATAGTCGCTATTGCAAAATTCACTTTCAACAGTATATCCTTGAGCTATAAATATTTTATCCCAAATATCTTTCAAATAAAAGGCAGGTGCAAAATCTGCTTCGGTAACCTGTGGTCTTGAACTTAACCCCTCACCAAAAGACATTAATGGATAGTGAAATTTATCTGTTTGAGATGAATATGTTGCAAAATCTCTTGAGTTATTCGATAAAGGTATAATGTTATCAAATGTATAATTTCCTTCAGAAACAGGCGGGTAAGAGGTGTAGGCAGTCTTGCTAAATCTTAACTCGTTGAGGTCAAGGTTTTTAATCTTAGATGCCCAATCCATATTATCTCCAAGAAAAGTACACTCATATTCTAATACCTTAGTGTCTTTTGTAATCTTATAGAATCTCAAAACACCATTTATGATTGGTAAGTTATCTGAATATATTGTAGAAGGCAAATCTTTTCTTACGTTTTTGATGTCAATGTTACCATCTTGATACATATGATTAAACAACTTGTTGTTGTTCCTTGTAGCAGGAACTTTGAAAGTTTTACTAAAACTACCGTTACGAGAATTAAAATCCCTAATGTCAAAGTTTTGATAATTAAGTGACAAAGGAAAGTCATCACTCGATGTAATATCAAGGTTGCCCAACACATTGTCAGTAAAATCTCTTAGCTCAACTCTTATTTCTGCCATTATTCTATTGTTCTTTTAGCTTTGCTTTCTATATAATTTAAAGTACATCTCTGTAAGTTCTCGTTGTCAAATGTAGTAACACTAGCATCCTTAACAACAACAGGAACATAGTAGTTTCTATTGAGTGTAGAATACCAACCCCTAGAGTTAGGTATGTCTGTTTGATACTCCCTTACTACAATGTAGTCTATTTTCGTTATTCCCTTCGTATCATCGTGATGAAGTAGGAACATAGGAGATATATATTCAATGCCATTATAAGCTGTTGATGGGTCGTTTATATTATTAGATTGAGCAGCAGCAGTTGTAGAATGACCCGTTACATAACCCCTCCATGTTTCAAACTCATCATTAGCATTTTGGTCGTAATTATTTAATGTAATGTAGTGTGCGTTGCCAAAACTGTCAGCACCTGTTGTGTTTATCTTAGTTGTTTTGTCGGCAGCATAACCTGTAAAGCCAACATAATCAGTTCCCAAACCACTACCACTACTTTTTATCCTAACCTCAATCTCATATATACTTTTTGGATTGTACTTAATGAATTTTTTGCTTGACGCCCAAATTGTGTCATTACCTGAATCTATTGGAGGTGTTTCTGAAAAAGGAAGGTTATCACCCTTTGTAAAAGTTCTTGTTCCTGTAATATGACCATCAGCAGTTAAGAAAGCAGTATCAGTAGTAAAATCGCCCTCAACAGCGTTCCAATTATCAGTAATGTTAGATACAGCACTATAACCACTCCAATCCTCTCTAAACACTTCTTTACCTATCCAACCCTTCTCTATCCATACATTTGGTGAAGCCAACAAATCCTCAAACATATCTTGTTCAGCAATTCCATAGGGTCTTGATATTGCTGCTCCCTCTTTGACAGCTTTTACCTTTGACTTTCTAACCGATGGATATTTGTCGTCAGTATAACCCGCTACTCTAGGTACAACAGCACCATAATTCGGAGTGCTTCCTGCAAAATGATAACCTTCATTATCACCTATTATAGCGTTTGTATCGCCTGTGCTACCTCCTAATTGACCTCTGAATTGAGGGTATATGCTTTGTTCGTATGACTTAGAAGATATGTTTATTCCTTCTGTAAAAGCACCATCAAAGGTGTAGCTATCAATACCGCCTAATCTATTTTGCCAATGGAATCTAACTCCATTAACCCTTTCTCTTGTGTGGTCAATGTAGTAAGTTACCTTTTCTCCTATCTTATCTGAACTCGTATCATCTGTTTGAACGGTATAATACGATACATTTGAGAAGTCAGTTAAAGGCTCACCGTTATTCCATTGAGCATCAGGCGATTCTTTTATATTTCTTGTGCCTACTCCAATCTGAACTACGCAGTTAGCAGGATTAACAAGTCCTGATAAATCTGATGTTGTCATATCTCCCCAACTATTTAGGTCAGTTCCTAAGTTTCCTTCTCCATCAGTTGTTTTATTTATAGTAAGAACATATTCTACTGATGAATCTGATGTTGGTATAGCGTTTCCATTTGCATCATAAAATTGAACTACTGCTCTAGGGCAAGTGCCTGAATCAAATAGTGCAAAAGACAGATACTCACATTCATCGTGACCTATAACTCTATAATTAGTTGGTTTTGTTGTAAGATACTTTTGCCTTCCCGCTTCATATCCTGTTCCTGTTCTATGCAAGTATTGTATAGATAGGTTGTCGCCCTGAACTTGAGTTGCATCACCTTTAAGCAGTTCATTTGAAATACTAAGGTAATGTTCTTCTTCGTGTAGAAGTGCTGAGTTTACAGCTATAAAGTTTCCAAAGTCCTCTTCTCCTGATACATCTACTAACTGACCGCTAGAATTTATTTCTTCCAACTGAAAGTTAACTTTAATTCTTTCAAATACATTTTTAGAGATTTGACCCATTGTTATATCTCTCTTAACTTTAGTTGATGTATCGTGAGTACAAGGTCTTAAATCATAAGAAACAAAATCTCTTGCTATGCTAGAAACATCTATTGTGTAATACACATAGTTTGTGTTTGGTGTTTGGTCGCTTTCAAAATTAGGAATATCTATACTAGGCTGAAGTCTTATCGTAACACCTCTACTTGTTTCCAAAACACCTGTGTATGGATTTCTAGGATTTATAATAGCTTTACAACTAGGGTATTTGGCTTTAGCTTCTGCAAGTGTTAATGATGAGTCAAACTCATACCTTGCTGTATATTTTATTGGACTATATACACTTTGTATCGTTTCTCTTGGTTCGTCAACTATGAATAAATCAGGCATTATATATTGTATTTATGTTTTAAGTAATCTGATAATTTTGTAACTTCTTCGACAGTAAGTTCTTTTTCAAATATAAGAATCTCTTGTATGTCAACTTTTAGGTGTCCAATAGTATCTCTAGCTGCACCTAGTCTTAGTGGGTATAGGTCTTGTAATGCTTCTGCATCAAAGTCGGGATTTGTTTCAACATCAACCAAAGAGCCATTCTCAAAAGACTTTACGCTGTGATTAGTGTTGTGTTTTGTAAATCCATTAGCGGAAACCTGATTTGCTGAGTTTGATGTATATATGTAGTCCAACAAATCGTCATCGCTATCTTGCACTTGAGTTCTCCAATTAAGATTACCGCCCTGTGTTGATATTCTAACAGCGAAGTTTGCTTTTGCTGCGTTGTCTAAATTTTTACCTAACATATATCCACTATAACCATCATATCCCTTAGCTACATAGAATACAGATAGTCCATTATTCAAACCATCAGCAGTTCCATCAAGGGAGTCGTTAACACAATCCAAGAAGTCATTTGTTCCATCAAAGAATACATAAGGATAGCTGTTGGATGACATCTCGTACTTATACAGAGGCTTCTTAGCTGATGTTGTTTGTTCAAAGTGATTTGCATTACCACTTTGGTCAATCCATTTGTTTACAACCTCATTACCGCCAAAGAACTCCGTTTTAACACCCATATCAGCCTTTAACCAAAGCAAAGGTGTCAATCCCTTAACAAATGCTTCATCAAGCCTTGTAAAGTCGTGAGAGAACGCATTTAAAGTAAAAGTAAGCCTGACTTGTATCAACTTGTCGTTATATAGTTCTTTTTCTCGTTCAACAGATATACTGTCAGGACTTAAAATTACCTCTTTGTTTGCATAGCTATCTAACACTCTTTGTAGCCAAGTCAATGCTTCTTGTTCCAATAAGCTAAACACCACATCAAGCGAACCTGCTTGGTTTTGGTAGTATGGCTTAACGACTAGGCACTCGAAAGTGTATTCCTCTTGCACATCTCCTTCCGTAGCAGGAAGTTCTGATGTTGGTGGTAAGACAACAAGTAATGGATAGTCATTGTTGTGATTCTCATTGATTTCATTCTCGTAACCAAAGATGAAGCCACCATTTATCCATTGTTGCTCAAACCTATCTCTTAATTCTCTAAGTTTAGTAAAACCCATTATTTTATTTGTTTCCTCTGTTCTTCATTAACAGCTAGTTCATAATCTCCTTTTGCAGTTTTCCAAGACAGGTATGTTAAAACCTTATACAACTTCTCATCTTTTACACTTTGCATAGCGTCTTTACCATCTCTAGTAAATACTCCATCAAGTGCTAGGTCGTATAAGGTGTTCAGCCAACCAAATGGCTTCATTATCTTACTTGCCTTCGCTACTGCGATACTTTTTGTTCCGCCATCTCTGAAAAGGTTTTTATAACGTTGATTGATGCCAAAGTTCGTTTGTTCAAAAAAAAACTGAACTCCCACACGATGTCCATTGTCAATCTACGAAATGCTTTCGCCTTTTCATCAATATTGTCGAGGTCAACTTCCTCATCCACTTGTTTACACAATATTGCCATTTGTTCAGGTAAAATATCAAATCTACCGTTCTTTAGGTATTGTGTGTTCAACTCCAACTGCTGACTCTCTATATAATCGCCAAAAGTGCCTGTTCTAAGAAAATCCATAGGGAAATAGTATATATTGCCCTCAAATTCAAAATAGTCCATTCCTTTTGGCTTGTACTCCTCCATTATCTCGTTAAGGCACTCAATTACTGCCATAACATCTTCCATTGGCACATTTGCCATTACTTTGTCACTAATGCCTGTCATATAGATGAATAATTCCTTATACATCTTATTTTCCTGCATTATGTGGTATTTTGTCAAATCATTGTCACTATTTGCTTCTTCTTCTGTGATTTGATACTTTTTAATTATCTCATACACTCCGCAATAGTAATCAACGGTCATTTCTTCCCACTTGTTAGGAATATTGTACTCTTTGCTATTTATTTCTATATTTAACATTGTTCCATCTCTTTTATTTCTTCTTCATCTTTCATTAAGTCAGATAGACTTCCTACGACATCCATTGTAGAACTATATACGTTTCTCACGCAATCCTCAATGGTGTCATCGTTTTCTTCGTTTCTTAATCCTGCAAAGAATCCTAATGCTGTAAACATTGTTAAATTAGGGATAGCAAATGCCCATTCCTCTAAATTATCCTTATTTAAGCCCGTATCAGCAAAATCATTGTGATACATTACAATATCTTCAAGTAAGTCCTGAAAATCATCGTATTTACCATCATTAGCGGTTTCGGTAGCGTTATATACCTGCTTTTGTATGTAAGTAAGGTATTTGCTTACCAAAGTGTTGTGTTTGCTGTTTATATGCTTAAATGTATTCATTTGTGCAAAATTAATTATTAGTATCTGTTATCTGTCGCAGTTTTTGTGCAAATTTCAATTTTATAAGTGATTTATCCAAAAAATACTACTTTTTTACCTTTAAAGTGCTGATTTACGGTCATTACTAGGCAATCCACCATATCATCGTGCCTTGCAGCAGGAAATTGTTGGCATTGCATTAGGAACTCCTCGTTCCAAGCACCCTTGAGTAGAGTTACTCTACCTGTTTCCAATGTTGGACTTATGTCCTGCACTCTAGCCACCTTATCTTTGGTAGGCGGTTTATCTTCTCTTACGTTCAGTCCTGTTTCTCTCATAAGTGTCTGAACAATGGATTTACCACTTGCTTTAGGCTCTACAAAGATTTTAGACTGCGTAGTGTAGCCATTCTTCTCTACGAACTTGACTATATGCTTAACTAGGTCGGGAAATTCCAACCTTACGTTCTGTACTGATATGATTTGCCAAGTATTATCTTCAAACACATAGGCTAGTAGTGCTGAGGGGTCATTTTTCTCACTTGCTGTATATGCAGGGTCGATTATAAAATTGACTACCCCTTCTTTTTGTATTTCATCTATCTTAAACCAAGATTTCTTAATCATCCCGCTATTTGCAGGTGTTGGTCGTTGTTGTAGCTGTCCTGCGTAACCATAAGAGCCTAGTGCCGACTTATAATCGTCTAATACCTCTTGCGAGAATCTATCTTTCCAAAATAGACCATCTTGATATTGGTCAGCTAGGTGTGAAGGCTTTAAATCGCTAGAAAGCTCTGCGGGTATGCAGATATGATGATGTTTATCGGGTGAATTGAATAGCAGGTAGCCACTTAGGTCATCTTCGTGTACTCTTTGCATAATAATTATCCTAACTCCCGTTGTTGGATTGTTAAGTCGTGAATACAATGTTGACTTATACCATTCGTTAGCGTTTTCTCTTTCTATCTGAGATGCTGCATTTTTTGGTGATGTAGGGTCATCGACAAGAATTATATCGCCACCTTGCCCTGTTACCGAACCTCCAACAGATGTTGCCCTTCTAACTCCTAGAAAAGTATTCTCATATCTTGCCTTTAGGTTTTGGTCTTTCTTAATCTGATAGGTTTCTCCCCAATGTTTCTGATACCATTCGCTATTGATAATATCCCTTGACTTGGTTGCGTGTTCAATACTAATCTCTGCCGAGTATGATGCTGTGATAAACCTCATCTTAGGATATACTGCCCAACACCAAGCGGGAAACAATACCGTAACGAGTAGTGACTTACTACTACGGAATGGAATATTAATAATTATATCCTTATCCTTTGGTTTATTGTCCTTAATCCTTTCGGCTTCGGCTTGTAGTATGTCGCAAAGATATTTATGATGAAAGTTTACTGATATGGGAACAGAGGGTTCAGCAATCTCAAAGGCTCTGATGAAGAACTCATAAAACGATTTCTCGCATATGGCTTTCTCCATTGCCTGAAGCAACTGCTTTTTCTGTTGTTTATCCATCTATTTCTACGAAGTCAGCTAAGTCATCATCGTCATCGTCATCTCTTTCGAGATTCTCCATCTTAGCTTTTAGTTCATCTAAGCTAACATTGTCATCTAGCTTAATCTCAATCTTTCTGCTGTTCTCTGCTTTAATCTCTGTTGATTGTAGCTTTGGCATTGCGTAGTTTAGCAATTTAGCTATGGCATTGATATATGCTTCAGGGTTCTTAGCCGATAGCTTTTCTAGTGCATCCATAATATTCACTTCCTGCCCACTAAGTGCATTGGCAAGTATCTCCCTTGTTATCTTTGTTGTCTTGGTGATGCTACCCTTTCTTCTACCCGTACCATTGTGATGACCAAAGGTTCTTTTTGGTGTATAGTTTTCCGTGTTAGGTAACTTTTCTTTTTCGTCACTCATAATACAAAGCTAAACAAAATAATAGTAATATACAAATAGCTTTAACCTTAGCTTTATCTTTAGCTTTATTATGTAGGGTATGTTATACCCTTCACGTACCCTTCATTAACCCTTTAATCTATAAAATAGACTTTTAAAATTTTTTTATAATTTTTTTGCCCTCTAAAAACACTTTTCTATATATTTTTTACCATTTCGCACTACTTTTGCGAAAGATTATCTTTTATTTTTACTAACTTGCGAACTTTCCAAGCAACGCTGAATAAACGTACTTCAATAATAACTCCTAAATATTATCTACTTATAAAATTGAACTCCATTTTGTTGTGGTTATGTACTAATGCAGAAGTAGGGCGGCGCCAAAATTTGACGGTCTTCTACAAAGATACAACAAATTTATTACATACACAAATAATTTAATACTTTTTTACACAAGTTATTAACAAAGTATTTTAACAAATGTTTATAACTTATTGAGTGTGATATTAGGTTAGTAAAAAAAAATATGTATATGTGCAAAGATTTTGCTAACACCACTAAAATAAAATTACTATAAATTTAAGCAAAAAAAAACCCCTAAAAAGGGGCTTAATTCATTAATTTAATAGGCTAACATCCGCCGAAGAGGGCGCAAATAAATACAATTATCAGCCAAAAAGTACTCAAATTTGTGTCTTCTAGTCGTTTTTTATTACTCATTTTTTTATGATTTAAAGTTAATTAAAAGGCATTTCATCACCACTATATGAGTTGATGCCGTAAAACTCACCCTTACAAAAGCTAGAACAAAAACGTTTTTCTGTTTCATTATTACACCATTTGCAAGTCTTCACCGCTTCAGGATGTATTACAAAACCGCTTTTGTCGTTCTTTGCTTCGCCTTTAGCTTTTAATCCTAGTATTTTATTTTTTGCTTCAATCATTACTATATCGGACTTATCGCCATCGATAACCGCAAAGCCTTTGTAGTGCTTCGGTAGATCACCGCTAAACACCGCGGATACATTCGCGCCCATCTTTAACGCTTCTAACGTTTCTGTTTCGTTGTCTTCCTTTCTTGAAAAAGTCAAATGATAATTAGTATTTAAATACTTTTTTACCTTGCCTAATATCGCGGTGTAATCATAGAAAACTAGATTAGAAAAATTTGCATCCTGTAGAACATCAAAACCGCTATATTTTTTTAGTAAATAAATAAAATCTAGGTCAGACGTCCCGTTCAGCCTTATTGCGACGTTATAACGGCCTTTTAAGGCCTTATCGTTAATCTTGTGTAGCTCACGCGCCAATTGAGTAACAAAACCGCGCTTATCGTCTAAAAAGTATTCAGTTTTATTTACTCGGGCGTTGATTACATTAGAGAACCTACCGCGCCCCGCTGAGAATAAACAGGCAGCCGCGCAACCTTTCGACGCTTTTGGGCAAAGGTTTATTTTTTTACTGTTCTGTTTATGTGGGGCTAAGTATAAAATATAGGTTAACAACTCATTCTTTGCCGTCTTAGTGTTTGTACTTCCTTTCGAAAGTAAATTTTTGGGGATCTTGTAATTTTGCATATTAGTATAAATTTAAGATGTTAATTAATAGGACTATTAATATTATAATTTTCCAAAGGTGAAAAACTAAATTATCTATTGTAAAATTTTTGTTTTGTTTCATAGTTTTTTTTGTTATGGGGGTCGGCTTCTGGCGAAGCCTCGCCCCGTTATTATATTTATTCATTTATATATTTTATTGCTTCCTCTATTCCCTCACTCGTAAATTCAAAAGAATTTCCACCTACACAAATTATCAAATTTCCATCTATTAAAGTTTCTAAATATACATTAGTAATGTATTCGCAACCGTTCCAATTGCATTTTAAATTTAAATACTCGGAAATTTTACTATTTAATATTTTACATTTTTTAAATTTACTATCTTTTAAAGCTACTATTTTTTGCTCTAGTTCTTTATTAGTGTACTTTGTAATCATTTTTTATTTATTTAAATTAAAATTTTGTTTCGACAAATATACAAATATTTTAATACAAAAATAAAAAACTTTCAACCCATAAGAATATCTTTTTTAATATCCAAATAAAAAATGATATTTTTTTACGTGCTGTATTTTTACAGCTGTAAATTAGTAAGTGTACAAACTACACTAAGGAGGGGAGGGGAGGGGAGGGGGTGGTCAGTATAAAAAATTTGGCAGACTAATGGCAGTTTCAGGGCAGTTTCAGAGCAGTTTCGCTGAGGTCGATGGCAGTTTCAACAGGTAAAAAAAATGGGAAGCAGTTTCAATACTACCTCCCATTCCAAAACAAAATTCAAAAAAACAAGTACTATGCACTAACATAATATCTTTTACCTTTGGTTCTAAGCCAAAGTAATCTATTCAATGGCACACTTCTGTATGCGCTCTTATTCATATCGTACACATTGATTAAATCGTAGTCAGCAGGATTGTATCGTTGACCCTTTCCTGTAAGACCTTTTGTTACATTGAACCTAGCCAACATAACTCTTTTACTTCCATCTTTCTTAATAAATTCAAGTGAGAACATTCTGTTATCGTTTCTCATCTTGTTTAGTAAATGCTTTGCTTCTTTTTTAGTAATCATAATAATGTAATTAAATTCGTTATCGTTTAGTTTGTTTATCATTGGAGTATCGAAGTACCCCCCTATACCCCCTATATCCCCCATTTATTTCAATGATTCTATAATAACATCTTCTAAATCAATGTAATCCCAATATAAATCTGTTATATCAGTACCCCCATTGAGTATAACCTTTTCTATTTCTAATTCTTCGTAGTTGGTATCTCTCTCTGAATAGTAGTGGTAGAACACCTCTAGCGTGTAATTGTCCTGCTCTATGTAGTAAGAATCTTTTATACTTGTGTTATTTTTCATAATGTTTTAGTTTTAAATTCCCTACAAAGATAAACAAATTTTTTAATAAACAACAAAATAATTTAGTTTATTTTACTTTGTATAGGTTTTCCCTCGTAAAATCATATTGATTATGGGTTGAGATACGCCATATTTGTCGGCTAATTTCGTCTGACTAATGCCACCCGCACCATATTCCTTGCGAATATTGTCGGCTTCCTCCAAAGTGAATTTGCGTTTAGCATATCCGCCACCTCGCATATCTTTCCTGTCGTATATATTAATGCTCATTTTCTAATCTTTCTATCTCAAACTTGAGATGGTTAATAGTCTTTTTAATATCCTCAATATGTTTTGCCTTGTTATCCATACCCTGCTCTACCTTCTTACCTGCACGAAGAAGATAAGTAACAGCAGTACCTATGTTGTAGGATAGATTCCAATCCTCTACCACCTTACGAGCTTCATATCCATACACAGAGCCAATGTAATAGCTTGGTATGTTTCTCTCCTTAGCAGTTTCATTGAACAGCTTATTGTTTATTCTATCTAAGTCCTTAGCAGTTTCATCTTTCATATTCCTTGTGTATTCGTAATAATATTTTGACTTCATAATTCGTTGTTAAAGTATTTATCTATTGTATCTTTTGTGTGGTCAAAGCCCTTACAGCAGATAGCGTAGTAGCCTCTATCTAAGGCGTTCTGAATGAATAACTTCTGCTCCTTTGAGGGATAACACTTCTTGTCCTTTTTTAGCTCTATAAACAAGCCGTTGTACGTTTCGTTTGGCTCGAATATAAGCAGGTCTGATACTCCCCTTAAATATCCTGTACGCTTTGCCTTTAGCCTTTGTGAGTAGTGCCTTTGAAATTGACCACCCATTGTTGCAGTAAGTAGCGTATTTGGATATTGCATCTTTACATATTCTACGATAGCTATCTGCACTCGCTCTTCTGTTAACTTCGGTTGCTCTGACATTCTCTAGTTCTTTAATTCTTTTCTCATAGTCAGCACATACCTCTTTAAGAATATCCATTCTAAACTCAATATCACTAACATCATCTTTTAAATCTTTGATTGCGAATATAAGATATAAAATAGAAATAAGCAAGAGAGTCATTAATATCGTTATCATTTCAATCGTTTAGCTTGATTAATAGTATCTCCAATCATCTTCTGACTATCTCTATCCTTCTGATAATCAGTTAGTTGTCGTTGTTGCCTTTTAAGGTTTGCTTTGGTCTTGTACTCCTTGAGCCATATATTCCAATTACGGACATTAACAAAGCCACCATTATCGGAATGCCTTATACCCTGCTCAAATGCAAACATAACCTCAGCCATCTCCATTGATGGGTAGAATCTCGACAGGTCATCTACTAGCAGTTTCGACATCATCACAATTTGCTCTGTATCAGGCTTCTGACCTAACATTAGATAACACTTACTTAGTGCATCTACACAATCAATATTAAGTTGTTCTCTATCGTTGGCAAATCTATACCAAATTTGTTTAGTCTTATCCATTACATTACAATATTATCTCTTGTTTGTAATCTTCTCATATCAGCCTTATCGTGGCAGACAAATCCTGTAATCATATAGTGCATATTATACTCATTGATTTTTCTTGACCTTAGTGTGCCATTGTTTCTCATTTGTTTAAGAAAGTTCTTTGTGTACTCACTTGCTCTACTTCTGTTCTTATTGTATTCGTTCCAAAATTCTTTTGTGTACTTATCCATTGTTGATTTGTGTTCTAGCTTGTTCCCAAGCGGTTAATACTTGTTTAGGTTGTGATACTTTTTGTTGTTGGGTAGTATTCTTTTCCCAAGTTCTTACAGATGCTTTCCAATCTTTCATAGGATTTTTACCTACCTTCCAACCATTACTTTCATAATAATCAAAAAACCTTCTAATATCTACATTGTTTTCTCTTTCAGAACAATAGTTAAAAATATCTTCGATTGTTGGCTTAACAAACCTCTTAACCTTAGCTTTAACTATATCTTTATCTTTATCCTTATCTTTATTATTAAGGGTACTTTGTACCCCTTGTGAACCCTTCATATACCCTTCAAGGTTATATTTCTCAAGAAGTGCAATTACTGATTTATGCACATTAGAGTTTGGATTCAATTCGCCATATTGAAAGTCAATAAATTCAGGAATAAACCATTTATCGCCATTATCAAAGATAACTATCTTGTCAAGAAATGCCTGTGGCAACATATCGTATATTAGTTCTTCTCCTACTCTAATTGATGCCACTTCTATATCTACGTCCCATATTCCTGCGTGATTGCAGTCATCTAATATGTAGAACCATAGTAACTTGTGTTGTGGTGATAATTCTCTAACAAATCTTTTTTTCCATTTGTCTGTATCTGTCATTCGTTTTGCCATTGTCTTAGTATAAGTTATCAATTAATAATTCGTAAACTAAATCTGAATCTTCGTTTAGTTCATCTAGTTCTTCATCAGATAA